ACAGCACTTTACGTTGATGAGTATGAGAAGAAAAACTTCATGTATATGAAGACTTCTCAATACTTCATCAGCAAGACAAATACTGATAAATCTAGAATATCAGAACTTGCAGATTATTGTTCCGCAGTTGTTAATAACGACTACGATAATGATGATAACCATTTTTCAGATAAGGTAGTATAGATCAGTATTCTATGTAATTTTACGCTATAACCAATAGCATCTTTCACTAAACATGCAGACACAGGAACTCTGGAAAAGCCAGAAACAATCTTTCCGCCAATCCCTCGAATACATGAGAGGTAGAATGGAAGGTAAAATCAAAAGTATTAAAACACCCTGGTCAAAGTTTAATGATGCAACTACAGATGGTATAGAATGGAATTCTCTTACGGTTATAGGTGGACGTCCCGGTGCAGGTAAAACTCTAATTAAAGATCAAATTATTAGAGAAGCATTTACAAAAAATCCGGACGAAGATTTTAGAGTATTAGAATTTCAATTTGAGATGCTTGGTAGAACAAGCGCTATCAGAGAGTACTCAAGTGTTTTAGGTAGATCCTATAAATACTTGTGTAGTGCAGATGGCAAGCTATCAGATGAAGATCTTGCTAAATGTTATGAGTACGCCAAACAAAGAGTAGGTTATCCTATAGATATCGTAGAGGATCCTATAACAGTTAATGAGTTTAAAGAACAAATCACTTTGTATATGAAAAAGCATATCATCGATACCGATGAAGGCACTGTCTATAAGAAGTGTATTGTTACCCTTGACCACTCATTACTGTTAAAGAAAGCTCCTTTCGAGAAGGATAAGTATGACACACTCTATAATCTTGGTGAAGCGATTACAGAACTTAAGAGAAAATATCCCATAGCGTTTATTATTCTCAGTCAATTGAACCGTAATATAGACACTCCTGAAAGAAATGAGGACGGTAAATACGGCAATTACATATTAGAATCAGACATATTTGGTTCAGATGCATTATTACAGCACGCTGACACTCTTATAGGTTTGAATAGACCCGGTAAACAGAAGATTAGATTCTATGGACCGGACAGATATGTGATAGAAAATGACAAAGTTCTTGTGATGCATTTTCTAAAATGCAGGAACGGTGATAATCGCATGAGTTTTTTCAAAGCTGAATTTGAAAAGATGCGGGTAATAGAAATGGAAACTCCCGCCCAACAAGAAAGAAGAATGAAATAACTTAGAAAATGATTAAAACACAAGAAAAATCAACCAAAGACAGAGTAGCAGAGCTTAGAGAAAAACATCAGCCATTGTTTGAAGAAATAGGTAAACCTCAGTCTTACTTTTATCCTAAGATTGCTTACAGACCCGCCGACAAAGACGAGTTATATGTAAGTTTCTTTCCTAGTGAATTAGGTAAGGGTGATGATATCTATACCGAGTTTATTAACAGAGATTATAATCCAGAAGATAGTAACAGAACACTATGGGTACTTAAATACAATCCTCATTGGAGAGAAGAGTATGAACCTACTCAAGTAAATGATTTATCTACAGCTAGATATCTAGTACCTGTAAGTGAATTAACGAAAGTAAATCTTCCTAAAAAACAAGAAGAAGATGAAGCTGATCCGTTTAAGTCACTTATAGACTTTGTAGATGACTGTCCGATAAGTCAAATGACTGTACGTGACTTTGCTACTATAATGCTGGGTAAACCTATCAGTCATAAACCTTGGTTAAACAAATTAATTACAGAAAAATGAGTACACAAGAAGAAAAAGAAGAGCAAATCGTATTACCTACAAAAAAAGTAGGTGCTGAATCTAAGAGTCCTAAGAACTTAATTATTTTCAGCAAACCTAAAGTTGGCAAAACTACTTTGCTAGCTAATCTTGATAATTGTCTGATCCTAGATCTTGAAAACGGTAGTGACTATGTTGCTGCTATGAAACTGAAAGCGTCTAGCATAGCAGATATTAAAAAGATTGGTAATGCTATTAAGGAAGCAAACTATCCTTATGATTATGTAGCTGTTGATACTATTACTGCTTTAGAAGAAATGTGTATTCCGATGGCGGAAGAAATGTATTCTAAGTCTTCTATGGGTAAGAACTGGTACACAGATGGCAAACCTAAGTATGGAACTATACTTAACATGCCTAATGGTGCAGGTTACCCTTGGTTAAGAGAAGCTTTTACAAAAGTGATTGACTATATCAAAACGTGGGCAAAGCGTGTGATTCTAGTAGGTCACGTAAAAGACACTGTATTAGAAAAGAACGGATCAGAGTTTAATGCTCTTGATCTCGATCTTACCGGTAAATTGAAAAGAATAACAACATCTCAATCAGATGCTATAGGGTACTTATATCGTAAGGGTAACAAAAACGTCCTTAGTTTTAAAACTTCGGATGAAATATCCTGCGGTGCTAGACCCGATCATTTAAGAAATCAAGAAATTGTGTTGTCTGAACTAGCAGAGGATAACACTATTAAAATCAATTGGAGTGAAATTTATATAGATTAAAAGTTATGATTAGTACTAAAAACATCTCAAACAATTCAGGTACACCAAAAATTATTCAACCTGGTAATGTAGAATGCAAGATTAATAGTGTTACACTAGAATCTGTACCTTATAAAGAAGGTGCGTATCACGTATGTCTTCACCTAGAAACTAAACCTATCGCAGAGGATGGTTTTGAAGGTTTGCTTGTAGATAAAGATAATCCAAACGGACCGCGTTATGAAGGTCAAGTAGCTAGAATCAAAACTAGTGAGTGGGCATATTCAGACGGTGAGACTAAATCTGGTGTAAAGATTAGCAGGGATACCGAGGTTGTTCGTGTAATACAAAACATTTGTAAAGAAACTGGTTGCAGCAAGTGGCTAGAGGAAAACGACAATGTGTTTAATAACATTGAGGAGTTTGTAATCGGGTTTAACTCAGACAAACCGTTTAAAGACAAGTACGTAAAATTCTGTATAGGTGCCCGTGAATATGTAAATAAAGCGGGATATACTGCATATGACTTACATCTTGTTAAAACACAAAGAGGTCAGTTATCTATGCAGAGTAGTGATGCTGAAGCAGTTAAGTTGGTAACCTATAACCCAGAACTGCATATCAAAAAGTCTAAATCAGAAACTGTAACATCTTTTAGTGCAGGGAGCGACTTTGACGTCGACGTACCTACAACTAAAAAGGTGTCTGCAGATTTTGATCTCTGAACATTTTTAGGTTAATAATTAAAGGAGGGGTTAACAGCCCCTCTTTTATATTTTTATGCTATGATTACCACAAAACACATAGTTACGGGTATTGAAGATGTACCTGTTCAGTGGGTTTTTGAAACATATTGCAACTTAGATACAAAACTTACCGGTAGAAGTGTAAAGATTAAATCAATGTTTAATCCTTCAGATTCTGTTCCGTCAATGATTTTATTTTGTAAAGATGACTCTTACTTTTTTAAAGATTTTTCTACTGACAAAGGCGGCAATCATATAAAGCTTGTAATGGAACTATTTAACTATAGTTTTAGTCAAGCTGTTAACAAAATTGTAGATGACTATAGATCATATCTAAAGTCACCTAATGCTGTAGTAAGAGAAAACCTTTTACACGAAAAAGTTATTTTTAAACTAGAGTCCTACGATACAAGAGCGTGGACTAAATCAGACGCAGACTACTGGACAGCTTATGGAATATGTTCAAATATCCTGGCATTATATAATGTAAAACCTTTAAGTTCTATTACGTTTAGTAAGAACGAAAATGGTGTATATGACTTCTTTACAACACAAAAACCTTTTATGTATGGTTATTTTAGAGACGATGGTAGCATGTATAAAATATACCAACCATATGTAAAGGATAAAAAGTTTATGCAGCTGGCGAACTATATACAAGGTATGGATCAGCTGTTGTTTAAGAAACCATATTTGGTAATTACTTCTTCTCTTAAAGATGGTATGTGTCTAAGGAAACTAAACTTTCCTGTAGAATTCATAGCGCCGCATTCTGAGGGTACTATAATCCGCGAAGAAGTAATTAACAGTTTAAAAGCAAAATATAATAAGATAGCGTGTTTGTTTGACAACGATGCTGCTGGTCTAAAAGCAATGCAGAGGTATAATGATGCTTACAACATCCCTTATATACATCTAGAACTTGCTAAAGATTTATCAGACTCTGTCAAAAAACATGGTTCTTCTTATGTAAAACAAGTATTGCAACCATTAATGAAAAAAGCATTTACACATGAATAAAGGTTATATCGGTATAGATATTGGAAAAAAAGGTGCGATTGTTTATCAGACTGTAGATGGATCTATTCAATCGTATAAAATGCCTATGATAAAAAGTGAGGTTGATTATGCGTTTCTATATGACATACTCGATATTATGGTTACTGCACATAAGCATAGTTATAAAAAACCTCCACACCTAATCTTTGAAAAACTAGGTGTAATATTCGGTAGTTCTAAAACTACAGCGTTTTCTATGGGACACCAAGCAGGTGCGGTAGAAATGGCTGCTATAGCATTAGAGTTACCATTTACTAAAGTACCTGCTAAAACATGGCAGAAAGAAATGTTTGTTGGTGTAGATGAAATAGTTAATAGTAAAAACAAACGTGACACAAAAGCAATGGCGTTAGTAGCTGCTAAAAGACTATTTCCAGAATCTAATATAGTAACCTGTGCTAAACCACACGACGGTATGGTTGATGCCTTATTAATGTCTGAGTATGCTGCAAGAAAACAATTTTGAAATAAAACTTTCTTATGAGGATTTTGTAAATATTAAAAAAATGCTATACTCAACCAATATGGCTGATTCAGATATGGCACTTGAAATATTACAAAACTCAGAACCAAAGAAAGTTTTGCCTTATGTATTATTTATAATAATGGAGACGTCGTGGATTAGACGAGTGCGTGGGTCAGTTACTCCAAAAAAAGATGATCCGGGAATAACAATACTATTTAGACTATATAATAAAGTGCATGTTTGTAAAGGGTTGAAGAAGATAACAGATAGCAAAACGCATTTTTATGAAAGTCCTTTTGTCTACGGTAATTACAAAGCTTTAGAAAAAGTAGTAAGTGCTCCTATGGTTACATCAAAACTCTCAGACTCGATAATAGATCATATGTCTAGGTTTATAACTATAAAACATATAGTTGATAGTATAGCTATTCAGGATAACCCTGAAGAATATTATATGCTGGAACAAGATATTAATAAGTATATCAAAGATGATATAAAAAACTG